CGTGGGCCTTGCCCGGGTCTAGCACCAAATAAATCTACAAATGACTGTATGCCTGCTAGGTATGACTTACTTGTAATAGCCTGTGCTACAACAAGAGATATTTTGCCTAACTGGTTTTCTGTCCACTCTTCACCCATAAGCTCACTTGCGTCACCTACGTCAGCGATTGTAGACATAATAAGGTTAAATGGTTCAAAGTTGTCGTAACCTATACGTACGTCACCTATCTTTATTGTTCTAGGTTCCCATTTACCATCTATCCAGACTTGTCTTTTCTGTCTGTCAACTGGGCCGTTACCATTAAGATCACCACGCATCCAAGCATTGACAGCCATAAATACTACAGCAGAGCCCATAGCCAATCGGCCTGTTTGTAAAGCTCTAGCATTAGCAAGTTCTTCTGGTGTAAAGATACCATACTTATTTACACTTGCTAGGTCAGCTGGGTTTGCAAATGCTATATCGTTAAACTCTTTGACTAAGAAGTTAAAACCGGGTGTATACTTACCTGTAAGAGCAAGACCATTGACACCTGTTCTAGCAAACAAAAAGAATGGTTTGGCTAGAGGTGCAGCACTAAATACATCGTTAAGACCTTTTGCAAAGCCTGTAAGATCTTGTGTTAGTGTTACTTCTTTACGTGCAAACTTTGTAGCTTCATCTATAATATTACCATCTTTATCAAACACCTGTGAATAAAAGTCATCTTCATATGCTTTCATCAAATCTTTGTTTATTTCCGGTAGCTTGATACCATCAATACTTTGCATGTCTAAGACTCTACGCATAGCTTTTTCACGCATCTTAGCACGGCCAAGAATGTAACCAAACGCATCGTCAGTTGCAGCCATGATCTTTGTAGAGTATGTAAACAGGTTAGTATTGTTCATTTGTCTAGCCATGTTAGCCATACGAAATGCTGCTACTTCACCAGCGTCAGCTCTACCACTATCTTCTGCCCAACGGCGTAATATCTCCCAGTTATCATCTGCCTGTGTATACTCTGAAAAACGTGTTTTGATTGTACGTATATCACCTTTCCAGTATGAGTTTAGTTTTTCTCTAAATAGAGCAAACGACTCTGGTATAGCTTCTATCATACCGTTGACCGCAGCTAGGCTAGTCCTAAGTGTAGCAGAGTCACCCTCGAATGGATAACGTACAACTGCTCCTAGTGCTGTAGCTAGTGGTCGTAAGAATGTTGCAGTAGATGTACCCATGATTGCACGAACTGGTGTTTTAGGGCCTGATAGAATACT